CTCCTTGAATTGATTTTAGCTTTGCAGTTTGATCTCCACTTGAAGTCCTGATACCAGAAAAGTATATTGAACTGCCTGTTAAATTGTTTATTATTTCTGTTTTAGTTATAGTAAATTGTTCAGCAATACCCATTAATTCAAGCTTCTCAATGAATTCAGGTATAATAGACATACCTGCTGAAGTCATGGTAAAACGAGTGAATAGTATTCTATGTCCTTTTTCAAATGTTAGTAATACTAAAAAGGTATTGACTGCAAAGGACTTCCCACTTCCTCTACCACCTGTAACGACAAAGTATCTATTCTTTGAATTGAATAGAGCTTGATACTTTTTATTTAGATTCAGATTCTTCATCTATCTCTGCTTCAATATCAATAGTATCTTCTTTTTTATCTAAGAAATTAATAACAGGAATGTTTACTTCTGTTTTAATATCCATTTCTTTTCTTTCTTTTGGTTTACCATACTTATATTCCCAAAGTAATCTCATATGAGGAAAGCTTTCTTTAGACATCTTGGCAAGTTCTAGCCATGCTTTCTCTTCGCTTCCAAATACTTTTTTCATACTCTGTAAAGCAAAACTACTTAACTTCTTTTCGGTCGCTTTAGGTTTTCTTCCTTGCCCTCTTGAGATGCCTTTTACTGCACCATTATTTCTACGACCATCAGGTTTCTTTTTATTCTTTTCTAATTCTTCCATTGATTTTTACTTATTAATTGTGATATAATTGAATAATTACCAAGATCTTGAAACGTATCAACTAACGACTCATTATTGGCTTTTCGATTCTTAATAATTAGATTTTTCCAACGACTTATCTTGTCATTCATTCTAAACCATAATCCAGACAATGCAAACTTTTTACCCTCTTCAGTATCTAAGTCAGCACCTGTACTTATATTGCCAATTCCATAATCTAATTGTTTTTTGGCAAATAATTCAAATTGCTCTAACATAATAGATTCATAATTCTTATATAAATTAGGCGATTCCTTTTTCAACAAGCTCCTGTATTTGTTCTTCATATCTTTTTATTTTTTGTTTTAATTCTTTGTTATGTATATTCTTAACTAAACTTAAAACAGAATCAACACCCTGATCACTTAAAACATCTACTTTGTTTTTTACAAAATTTCTTCTTAAAGTGTAATCTGTTTTATCTATCTTCATTATAATAGTATCCAATCTTTCACTAAGCTCGTAATTAAATTTAGCATAACTTTCAAAGTTTTTATTGTAATATATAATAGTATCATGGTTTATTAATGTGTTATTTTCTCTAAAAAACCTTGCAATAGCAGTTACTTTCATATGTTTATATTTATAAAGTATATAGCTTAATAATGCTCTATTCTCTACATATTTTCTTTTACGAGTTCTATCAAATATATTTAATTTAGATAGTTTAATAACTTCATTCGCTATCTCTTCTTTTGTGTTTAGCATACTTTCTTATTGTTAATGATCCTTTATATTCGTTTATTGCTTTTACTATTCCTGAGCAACATTCATATTGCTCTTGTTGTTCATAATGTTCTAATATTAAAACTACATCTGTTAAGGTTGTTGTATGTGTTTGTAGGCACATCAAAGTATCTTCATAACATATATCCTTATCCAAATATATAATGCTCATTTACAAGGTTTCTATAACTAAGTAATCATTTAAGTTAAAATCATTTTTTATATACTTCTCGTAAACATTTATTGCCATTTCTACTTTTTGCTCTCCACTATAATAAAAATCTTCACTTACATCAAATATACCTATTTCATTTGTAGGAGTTTTATCAATAGTTATGTATCTAAAATCTTTATATGATTTGCCAAATAAGTTACAATAAATGAAACATTGACTATCATAATTATACATCTTTGCACTATACTTGAATTTATTTAGATCGCTTGTACTTTTTAAATCTATTAATAAACTACCTAAAGCATCTGCCTTAGCACGAAAAGGATAGTCCATTAAGTAATTTATTTCTGGCACTTCAAACTCACAATCAGCTATTAAATCTCTAGCATCAGGACAATTATAAAACCGATCTCTCATCTGTAATGCTTTATCTCTATCTCGCATTGTAAAGACATCCCATCTTTCAGCTTTAGCAAGTTTGTATTCTTTGTTTGCTTTAGTTTTTACATCTAAGAACAAACACTCATTAAACTTGTCTTCTTCTAATATACTTGCATGGAATAAATATCCTTGTGCAAGTGCATCCGATTCAGTAGGTAAATCATCTTGTTTTTTATACTCTCTTGGAGATTTTAGTAATTGTGTTATTGCACTACTTGATAAACAAGCTTTTGACAAATAACCATAATAGAATTTATCTTCTATTGCTTTTTCGACAAGTTCGTTTCTATCCCAAACTTCGCCATCTAATGTTGTAAATAATTCTTTCATAATTTTATTGTTTTCATTTTAATATTACTAACATTGAATCGTGCATACCTGTTTTATTTGAAACATACTCTCCTTTTGTATTAACACCCTTAAACTTTAACCTACCTTTTATAAATCTTATTTCCTTTTTATTAGGTAAAATGTATTCGTGAAAAAGTATGGTGCTTGTCGATACAGGTAAAAGCAAAACACATAGTTTACCTTTTCTGCTTTCCTCTATTGCCTTCTTTACAAAAGCTTCTTTTAACTTTCTACTATAAGGTGGGTTTATAAAGTTTCTTTGACCCCACTCAATTAATAATCCATCAAAAGTAGAATTTAAAGGACAAGGATCAAAATCAAAATTAAACTCATCGTTTATTTTATTATAAAAATCTTCAGGTGTTTCCCAATTATCAGAATGTTCAATGTTTCTGTTTTTCATAATTTTATTGTTTTCATTTTATAAAACAAACCCAATGAGTTTGCATCTTTTTCCCTGATTTATGACCATATAAAGGTTTTTTATCAGTTAATTTTAATATCTCTCTTATAGGAAACTGAACCTCGCACCACTTAAATATTAAAGTACCATTAGGTTTTAATACCCTAAAACACTCTTTAAATCCATTTTTAATCATATCTTGCCAACCATCTTCTAATCTGCCATATCTTTTAGTTATTTCACCAAGTTTATTTCTTTTTATATGTGGTGGGTCAAATACAATATGCCAAAAGGAATTGTCTGGTTGTTTTATGTCTGTAAAATCTCCTATCATATCTGGTTTTATTTCTAGCTTTTTATAACCTGATTTATAATAATTTTCATGTACTTCTGACCTGTTATCTAAATACAAAACTCTATTGTCATTTTTATCAAACCACATCCCTTTAGGTCCACAACAAACATCTAAAACCTTTTTATCCACAATTATAATTATAGTTTTGTGTGTAATCTAATTCCCAACAATCACCTGAGATATAATAATTATACACTTCATTATAACCATTAATACAAACAAATACATACTTTACATAGTTGTCTCCGTACTCTACATGGTGTGGGTCTAATCTTGGTGCTGAAGGATAGTAATTTATATCACAATTTTCCTTAGTACAGCTTTGAATAAACATAATTAATAGTAATAAAATTATTCTCATTGTTTCATTGTTAGAAACAAATTAAATAATAATTAATTAATTACGCAAGTTTAATTGAATTTCTTTTTCCAAATATCCATAGCTACTGCATATCTTTGCTTAGCATCAGGATATTCTAAGATCATTTTAGCATTATTCATAAACCTCTGTAAAAAGTTTTCTCTTTGTTCGTATTTTTTTGGTTTAATTAGTGGCATATCTTAATTGTTTTACTTCAAGGTGTTTTATATCCTCATGTCTTACTTTAATAATTTTATCTTTTCTACCCCATTTTTCTCTGGTGTACCATTTTAAATAATCATTTTTAGTTGAAGTTGTTTCTTTAAATTGACTTACATAATCTAATAAATCTAATCTTCTATAAAAACAAAATGCATTTAATTCTTTTATATCAAAAACAATATATTTTGCTTTTCCTTTTAACCAACCATCTTCTCCTCTTACATTTTGAATTTCTAACCAAATACATTCTAAATGCCTGTTACCTTTAACATCTATGCCAATGTCATCAATAAAAATATCAATATGATCATTAATATCTTGTTGTCTTGTAGATTTTGTAGCATTAACCCCTTTATCTAACAAAAGTTTCATAAAGTGTTTTTCTGTACTAATGCCATCATAAAATGACCTAGACCAACGACTTTTATGTATTTTTTTATTTTTCAATATATTCTAAATAAACTCTATGCAATTTATTGTGTAAATCTTTCTTAAAACATGAACTACAACTTGTCATATCTCTATTTTGTTTAAACACTCTATTAAATATTCCTAATAGTTTCTTTTGTGTTTGTGGATGAACTACGTTTTTATTTGCCTTAAAATATTCATCTAAGTAATTAAATTCATCTTCTGTTAAAC